GCACCCCTAAAGGGTGCCCACCTTCCCCGCCGGTTTTATCCGACGGGACCATCTCTGCACTTCGGAAGGCGCTCTAATGCCGGTCTATGATGATAAATACTTCAAAAACCGGCGTTCAGATCGTGAGGCGAGACGCAGACGTGCCATCCAAAAGATGAGTCATATCTTTACATGGGATCTTGTGAGGAGTGATTTTCTCCTCTTTGACCCATTGTATGACTTCAAGTTTACTCCGATGGATGTCACACCCATCAACAGGTATAGGAAAATCATCACTGTCCAAAAGCGCTCACGCGCTCGTAAACAGTTGAGGAAGACCTGGATATTCGAGACGCCTCCAAAGACGTCCGGACCTCCCGGTTACCAACCGTACCAGTTGATGGCAGTTACAGAATCCCGGTTAGAGACTGCGCTAACTGCGCAGTCTGTGATTTCGGGTTTTCTGGCGGATACCAGCAAGAGAACAAGGACGCCGGAGTCAACTCAAGGTGAATTTGAAATGTTCATCCCACAGTTGTATTCGGCTCCCCAATCTTATGCATGGGTCCATCAGAAGAACTCCACGTCGGGCAATACATTGGCCTGGGGCAACTCGCCCTATAAGACCGATCATGTCCGGATGAGGTTCAATTCTGTACCTACTGCTCGAGTCACTCAGCTCGGAGTCGATTCTCTTCTCACTCTTGAGAGGGCGAGGATGAACGACAATAAGGAGACTAATGCTCTTCGCTTAGTTGCGAGAGCTCTCCCCAATAGTCGTTCATTCAACGCTCTCCGCGAGATTGGAGAGCTCCGCGACCTTCCCCGAACGATCAAAGGCAGCTTAGAAGCTGTCCGAGACCTAGGGTTGGGTCGTGGTGTGGATGTACCTTCCGCGTTCCTTAACAAGGAGTTCGGTTGGGATCCCCTATTCGATTCCCTGCTGAAGTTGGTTAGGATGCCTGAGCGCATTGCCAGAAGAGTAAACTGGTTGATGTCTCGGAACGGCCTGCCAACTACTCTGTATTCAGGGTTTAGAGAGACCCTGGAGCCACAGAGCACGAACATACTCTTGTTCGATTCAGCATTTGACGAGTCGGCGCTGGTTGGCAACCAACTTCTGCTTCGTGATACGGAGTGGAGGGTAGCTGTTAACCAGCTAGTTAAGTTTCCAAGGGTAGATTTGCCTAAGCTCAAGGAGACTCTGACCCGCAACATGTGGGGGCTGAGGCTCCGGCCATCGGATCTGTATGATCTTATGCCGTGGTCTTGGCTCATTGATTGGTTCACTGGATTGGGTGATTACATTGACTGCTTCTCTGCGGTCAACGAAAACACGTCCATAATCAATTACGGCTTTCTGACGTACGTCTCGCGCGGGCGTTTGATTGCCTCGTACAAGGGTACTGTGCCTTGGTCGATGTCGACTCAGTTCAATAACAATCCGCCGACTACTGTTTCGGGTACAAACCCAACGCAGCAGGTAGCGGTGCTAAGGTATAAATACCAGAACCGGGTTGACCTCTCGACACTTCAATCGAAGTACAAGAGTACCTCCAAGCTCGGCGAATTGCCGGGCTTTGAGGCATCGATCCTCGGAGCGCTTTTGCTCCGAGGCCGTAGCTAAGTTAGCAACCCTCCGGTTGCTCGCTCAAACCACAAGGAGAAATATCCGTGGCTCTTCCAGATCCCATCACCATCGCAGCCTCTGCGCCGACACCTGCCGTACTTTTCTACACGGCAGGACCGACGCCGAAGCTCGATGGGATGTTCCGTGTGTCCGATGTAGGCCCCTATGGGGCCATGATCACACACAACCGCTCCAAAACGACTGGCGAACGTCACTACGTCAAGATAACTGAGACGAAGGACGCCGTCAATCCGTATACGGGCGGTACAGCGAAGCAGTCGGCTTTCGCAGCGCTCACCATCTCGATTCCTCCTTTCGGCTGGACTCAAGCCGAGAAGGTCGCGCTGGTGAAGCTGCTGACCGACTTCCTCGCTGACGCGGAAGTCACCGTGACGAAAATCCTCATGGACCAGTCGTGAGTGGGTTTTCAGCCCTCCTTGCTGCGGCCGCTTTTAACACGGTCGTCGGCTTGGTCACACTGATCATGGTGATCACGAAACGGTAGGAAGAACGCGGACGGATGACACGCCTATAAACGAGGTATGCCATGGAACGTCCGTTGCTTCTCCTTCGCAGTCTCTTCGACGATCTGAAGAGATTGCATCCCGAAGTGCATGATTTCGATCGTGATATTCACACGATCGTCGATCGTGTCGAACACGAGGGCATCGGGTTTTTGACCCTAGCCCTTTGTCGGTTCGCAGACAGCTTTGATGCTGCTCTTGCTCGCCGACAGTTTGAGAACGTACCTGGGTTCAAGAATAAACCTAGGTCGTCGCTCCCCGAGTTATTTTGGGGTTTGACTTCTCTTGTGTTCGATTCATCGACCGGGTCTCTAAAAGAGTCGCCGCCGGTGGATGCCATAACAAGCATCCGCCAGGTGCTTCGTCTGTTCAAAAAGACGAAGATCTCCGCGAGTGAGGCTATGCTTCACGCGAAGGAGTTGGACTCTTTCAAGAGAAAAGAAGCTTCCATGGTGGGTCCAGAACTATGGATCCTAAGGGAGCTTCGCCGTGTTTCCTCGTATGTTCTGCGTGGTATCGAAGAAAACCTCGATATCATGTTCGAGCATCTGAAACACGGTCCGGGAGCTGTGTTTGAAAGGAAGGGCGGGAACCAGAAATGGTCCCTTCTTCTTGAGCAGATCGAAGAATTCGATCTGTTTCCTGAGTCAGAAATCGACCTAATGTTGGTTGACCGTGACAAAGGAATACTTTCAAACTCAGCGTCGCTACCCAGCGAAAGAGCTAGATTTGTTACCGTGCCGAAGACTGTTACCAGTCGACGGGGTATCACCGTTGAACCCCTGATGAAGCAATTTTATCAGCAAGGTATGAACGGCCTGTTGAGGCAGGGCATCGAAAGATGTCCTGTTCTCAGCAAGAGTCTGTCTCTTACAGACCAGAGCAAAAATCAAGAGTTAGCTCTGGCTGGTTCCCGTACAGGTGAATGGGCCACCATCGACCTTTCCTCGGCGTCGGACCTTCTACAGCTTGAAGCTGTGGAGTCCGCGTTTTGGAACCAACCGATCGTCTTCGATCGGTTGAATCGGTGTCGGTCCCTCTTCGAGGACGGAAGTCCTATGAAGAAGTTTGCCGGTATGGGTAACGCAACAACGTTTCCTGTTCAGTCGATTGTCTTTGCGATGATCGCCTGGATAGGAGTCTGCGACGAATGGGAACTCCCCGTTAGTCGTAGTACGTTAATGCGTGTCGCTGGGTCAGTTCGAGTGTACGGTGATGATATCATCGTGCCCTCGGACTGTGCACACAGGGTCATTGGGTATCTTGAGGCTTGTGGCCTGAAGGTCAACGTCAACAAGACTTTTACGGAGGGAAACTTCCGTGAGAGTTGTGGCGTTGATGCCTTTCAGGGGCAGGATGTAACTCCTGTCTACTACAGGCTTGATCCCCGATTAACCGCTTACAGTGACAGCGATGTAGAAACGCTAGTGAGTACCTCAAACCAGTTCTGGTTGAAAGGATACTATTCATTGGCTAACTGCATCAAAGCCAACGTCACGCGGCAAGTGCCCATAGGGTACACGCTACGTGATAGCGGTGCTGTAGGTTGGATATGTCGACACCGTACTCTGTTGCGGACTCGCGTCTGCAGCAGAAGACAGGCTCCCATCTACAGGAGCTTCGTCTCGGTACCAAGCAAGTCAAAAGACAAGCTTGGCGACTATCCAGCCCTCCTTAAGTTCTTCCTGACCCCGCTTATCGCGAGGGACAAGGGTCACCTGAAGGAGACTGTTCAACGCTACTCTAATCAAGTGCGTTGGCGGTGGGTGCCGGTATTCCCGGTAACATCTGACTACTTACCGTAGTTAGTCAGGGTGGTGCGTAGGTCTTACGACCTATCAGACATGGCTTATGGCCAGGTCTTCTTGGCGGCTCTCTCCGACCCATTGGGTCTGCATTAAACACATGCAGGCTCAGGGTAAAAGTAGAACCGCCGAAGATTATGCAGGGCACCACCCTGCACCC